ATGGACAAACCTTTCCTCAACCAAATCGACCTTTCGCGTCGCTGGGGCATCTCTGCTCGCACATTAGAGCAGTGGCGCTGGCGCGGTGAAGGTCCCCCCTTCGTCAAAATCGGGTGCCGCGTGCGCTACCGCATCGAGGATGTGGAGCAGTACGAGCGGCAGCACATCCTGACCTGCACAGGTCAGACCATCCCTTCCAACACAGACGAAACCACAAAATCACAGGGGGAAACCAATGTTTAAACCTACCTTACAAAAGCTGTTGAAAGACAGTTACTACGCCAAGCATGTACCGGCATTTATTCAAATTCCGGCGCTGGGTGCGGTTGAGGAAGAAATCACCAAGCCCATTACCGAAGCAACGTTGGATGATCTGGAGTTTGCGGCGCAGGCGCTTGATAAAGAAAATGATGCCTTAACCAGCCGCTTATACGCCATTCGCAATCTTTACCGCGATGCGCGGAAGAAAGGCGCATTAGGCGCGGAAAACATTGTTGATGCGCTTTCCCGCAAGGGAGGTGCTCAATGACACTTCCCATCATCTCAGCCGATGAACGCCTCAAAGAAACCAAGGGTATCAAAGGATGCATCTTCGGTAAAAGCGGCATCGGTAAAACCTCACTGCTCTGGACGCTGCCTGCGGAAAAGACGCTGTTCTTTGACCTTGAAGCCGGTGATCTGGCTATTGAGGGCTGGCAAGGCGATACTATCCGTCCACGCACATGGCAAGATTGTCGGGATATTGCCGCCTATATCGGTGGACCGAACCCAGCGCTGCGTGATGAACAGCCCTATAGTCAGGCGCATTATGATGCGGTCTGCCAGAAATACGGCGACCGGGCGGCGCTTGATAAATATGACACCATCTTCATCGATAGCATCACGGTAGCCGGTCGCCTCTGCTTCAACTGGTGCAAGGGTCAACCGCAGGCGTTTAGCGAAAAAACCGGCAAGCCGGACACTCGCGGTGCTTATGGCCTGCATGGTCAGGAGATGATCGGGTGGCTCACCCATCTGCAGCATACGCGGGGCAAGAACATCTGGTTTGTTGGCATCTTGGACGAAAAGATTGACGATTTTAATCGCCGCTTCTTCCAGCCGCAGATTGAAGGCAGCAAAACTGCACTCGAGCTTCCCGGCATTGTCGATCAGGTCATTACCATGGCCGAGATGGTCACGCCGGAGGGCAAATCCTTCCGCGCCTTCATCTGCCACACCCTCAATGCTCAGGGCTACCCAGCGAAAGATCGCTCTGGCCGTCTCGATGAGATGGAGGAGCCGCATCTTGGTCGGCTTTGCCAAAAAATCGCTGGCACCGCCAAGCCAGCCGAACAGCGGCTCACTTACGCCGTCCCTGAACCAACCCAACAATCTGAAAATAATGGAGGCCAAGCATGAGCTGGAACGATTTCAATAGTGCTGACGATCAAACAGGTTTCGATCCAATCCCAAAAGGCACACTGGTCAAGGTGCGCATGTCCATCAAGCCCGGCGGGCATGATGATGCCACCCAAGGCTGGACAGGTGGCTGGGCCACGCAAAACAACACCACCGGCTCGGTCTATCTGAACTGCGAATTTGTGGTGCTGGATGGCAAATATGCTCGCCGCAAAATCTGGAGCCTGATTGGCCTGCATAGCCCTAAAGGGCCGGACTGGGCGAATATCGGTCGCGCTTTCATCAAAGGCATCCTTAATTCCGCTCGCGGCATTTCCAACAAGGATAACTCACCCGCTGCGCAGAACGCCCGCCGCATTCAGGGCTTAGGTGATCTGGACGGGATTGAGTTTGTTGCGCGTGTGGACATGGAAAAGGATCAGCATGGCAATGACAAAAACGCCATCAAGATCGCAATTACGCCTGACCATAAGGAATACGCCTCCTTAATGGGCGCGGTAGCATCCGCTCCTTCTGCCTCGGCTCAGCCGCAGAGCAGCTCCGGTAACCTGCCTTCATGGGCGCAATAATCGGAGGCGCTCATGCTGCTTAGACCAAGACAGAAAGAGCTGGTGGGTAAAACGGTCAATGCGTTGATTGCTCATGGCAACACGCTGGCCGTTGCACCCACCGGTGCGGGTAAGACGATCATGCTCTCGGCGGTGATCGGGCGCATGATGGGCAAACACCTGCAAAATGCCTGTGTGCTTGCTCACCGCGATGAACTGACCGCTCAGAATGAAGGCAAATTCAAACGGGTCAATCCCGGCATTTCCACGAGCATCTTTAATGCCAATGAGAAAAGCTGGGATGGCGCTGTCACCTTTGCCATGGTGCAGACCTTATCCCGCGAAAGTAATCTGGCGCAGATGCCGGTGCTGGATGCGCTGGTGATTGATGAGGCGCATCATGCCCGGGCTGACAGCTACATGCGGGTGATTGGTCACGCACGCAGCCTTAATCCATCCCTCAAATTGCTGGGCATGACCGCCACGCCCAACCGGGGTGACAAAAAAGGTCTGCGCCCGGTGTTCTCCAATGTGGCCGATCAGATCACGGTCAAAGAACTAATTGCTTCGGGCCACCTTGTGCCGCCGCGCACCTTTGTGATGGATGTGGGCGTGCGTGATGAGCTGAGCCGTGTTCGTAAAACCGCCCTCGATTACGACATGAATGCGGTGGCCGATATTATGAATACGCGCCCCATCAATGATGCGGTCGTGCGCCACTGGCAGGAACAGGCCGGAGATCGGCAAACCGTGGTGTTCTGCTCCACTGTTGAGCATGCGCGTGATGTGATGGCCAGCTTCCAAAGCGCCGGTGTTACCACTGCCATGATCTGGGGTGACATGCGCGAGGCTGACCGGGTCGATACGCTGGCAGCTTACGGTCGCGGTGTGATTCAGGTGATTGTTAATGTGGCGGTACTGACCGAAGGCTGGGATCACCCGCCGACCTCCTGCATCGTGCTGCTGCGGCCTAGTTCTTACAAATCCACCATGATTCAGATGATCGGGCGCGGTTTGCGCACCGTTGATCCGGCAGAGTTCCCCGGCATCGTCAAAAAAGACTGTGTTGTGCTGGATTTTGGCACCTCCACCATCATGCATGGCTCGCTGGAGCAGGAAGTGCAGCTGGATGATCAATGTCAGGATGGGGATGCGCCCTATAAAGACTGTCCGGAATGTGCCGCCGAAGTTCCCATCGCGGTGAAAGAATGCCCGCTTTGCGGCTACATCTGGGAAAGCCAAGGCAGCCAGCAATCCGCGCCAACGGCTGATTTCCATATGACGGAGATCGACATCCTCAAACGCTCCAGCTTCCTGTGGTGCGATTTGCGCGGTGATGATCATTATTTCATCGCGGCAGGATTTGAGGCATGGGGTGGCGTCTTTTTTAAAGATGGCGAGTGGTATGCCGTGGGTGGTCGCAAGAACGAACAGCCCAAGCTACTGGCAACCGGTGAGCGTGTGGTGTGTTTCGCCGCTGCAGATGACTGGCTCAACCTGTTTGAAACCGAAAGCGCCGCGCATAAAACCCGCAGCTGGCTGCATCAGCCTGCTACGGAAAATCAGCTGCGCTATCTGCCGCCTAAATACCGCAATGATTTCAGCCTGACCCGTTACAAGGCTTCGGCCCTGATGACGATGAAGTTCAACAATGCCGCCATTCATCAGGCTATTTCAGCCGGGAGGGTCGCCGCATGATTGATCCAACCGATTTTGAAAAAGCCTGCATGGAAAAGGCACTGCGCCCGCTGGGGGAGATCGTGGCCGAGATTGGCCCATACAAAGCCTTCGCTGATCTCACCCGCGAACAGGTACTCACCCTCATTGAAGTGGTGGTCACGGCCTATATGGACGAGCTTTCTAAAGGCTCGGAGGAGATCCCGTTCTGATGCTGGATTTCAACCATAGACCCACTTTTACTGAGCAGTTGACGGAGCGGATTGACCATGCGCTGTGCGAGGCCAATACCAAACAGCCTGCGCGTGATTATCTCGGCGCATCCCGGCTTGGCGTTAGCTGCAATCGCGCTTTGCAGTATGAATATCTGCACACACCGAAGGATGAGGATTTCTCAGGCAAGACGCTGCGCATTTTTGCTGCCGGTCATGTCTTTGAGGATTTAGCCATCGAATGGCTGCGGGCTGCTGGCATTGAGCTATTAACCCACAAGCGTGACGGACACCAGTTCGGCTTCTCG